GTGCATATCCACAGCAGCACCAGAGATAATAACGTAATCGAACTGATCTGGAATGGTTACTTGATCCAGAGGCTGTACAAGCTTAGGAGGAGTCTGCCAGAATCTATAACGAATAGTGTACGGCCTGTCTGGTGAGGGGGTCACTCCATAACCGTTACCGTGTGAAGGGTAAACAAAATCAGGAAGTCCTCGTCCTAACGGCTGACGGTCATCATCTAGATCTCTGTAGTATGCGTAGTATTTATCTCGATCCTGAAAGGCCAGAGTCTTAGAGTTAATGTTCTGTTCTGTGTTGCGTTGAATCTGAAACGAATCCCAATCAGGTCGGGCCATGTTGCTAGGCCAAAGGTACTCTTCTTGTCCGACAACCAGTGGCTCTTCTCGTGCAGTAGCGTTGAAAGGCCAATTCCAAGCAATCTGATTAATTTTGTTTACTGTATTCTGAATAGCGTCTTTAGCACGACCTTGAATACCACGAGCCCCTACGAAAGTACCTTCAGTAAGCTCTACTTCATTAAATTTACGAAGCAACTCATTTGTAAGGTCAATGAAAGTTGAAGGCATTGGTTACTCCGCTTAAATCAATAAAGGAAAGGGAGCCCACTAGGAGCCCCCTCAGGATTGAGCTGCTTAGGTACGGGTGGCAAGACCAGCATTCGAAGTACGACCAGACAGATCCAGAAGCTCTGCACCTACAATAACAATACCGGAGGTAAGAGTACCGGTAAGAGCAGTGATAGTGAGAGTAATGTAATCAGTCGTATCACCTACGATAAGTGCATCACCACCAGCAGAACCAACCACAGCACCTACTGGGGCGGTCCGATAGTTGTACGCATTAACGTAGCGGGTTGGGGTCGTTGCTTCAGTACCTACACTTAAGGTTACAGCAGTAGCCTCAGCGTTAGGAGCCTGTCGAACACCAAGAGTACCAAGAGTGACTGCCGAACGCATAGGTACATACTCAGTACGAATAACGTCACCAGCAACTAGAGCAGAGCCCTTAGCAGCAGCAACTTCGGCAAAATTGATTACAATGGGAGTAAACCCACGAGTATGCACATTAGCGTGCTTTGAAGGATGTGTATTGGCAATAGTACCAAGTACCATGTTAATAGTAGCCATATTTGTATTTTCCTTTGTTTAATGGGTCAAACCTAAGGGGGCGCTTATTAGGCTACCCCCTGTATGGCTGTCTTAGTTCTTGGAGTACTTGGCCTGAATGAGTGACTCAGGACGAAGGATCTTACGACCGTACATCTGCATACCGCGAACGATATCACCGAAGGAGTCAGGATCACGGAAGCTCTCGGTCTTGTTGATCTGTGAAGCCGTAGCAACAGCAGAATCATGACCAGCTAGAAGCAGACCGAAGTTGGTAGCAGAACCACCAGCAGTCGTTACGTCAGCACCGTTACCTACGTAGGGGAGGTTGTTAGATACGTAAACGCGGAAACCACGAATCATACCCTTCATACCGTTGTTCTTACGTAGAACGTCACCAGCGTCCTGTCCACCAGCATAGTCGTTGTCAACTAGCTTGGAGTTCTCATCTTGCATCATTTCCCAGAAGACAGGATCAGCAACGAACCAACGGCCTTCCTTATCAACGTTCTGCTGATCGAGGATACGAGCCATACGGTTCATGATCTGGAGAGGAGTAGCGTCGTAGGTACCAGAGACACCAGTCACAATGGACTTAGAGTTATTGGTTTCAGATCCTACGAAAGCGTTACGACCTAGCTTCTGTGTAGTGAGAAGTTCATCGGCACCAGCATTCACATCGGCCTTAGTACCAACGGGAGCAGTACGAGGAACCCAAGTCGTAATTCCGTTTGCTTCTACAGCTTCGTAACCAGCTAGATAACCGAGTACGTCAGTTTCGTGAGCATCCTTTAGTCGGTAGGCTGCACGATCAGAGGCCATGTCTTCCCAGTTAACGTGTGACTGAGAAACTTCGATATCATCAACTCGGAACTGGAAGTAGTTAGCCCGGTCAACGATAAGTGTGAAGTCAGAGTCGAGTAGCTCCTGAGAGGTAGTCTGTGTACCACGAGCATACTTACGGACAGAGATTTCAGGCTCCTTGATGATCTTAACAGAGTCACCGTAGTTAGCAATCTCACCAAAGTAGTCGTTGTTGGTGATGTCTTCAATTACAGAGGACTTACGAAAAGCCTTCTGAACCTTCTTAGAGAAGATAGTAGGAGAGAAGACGCCATTTGGAAGGTTGTTATAACCGGCTGCGCGTTGAAATGCCATTTGTTTAGTTCCTTTGAATAGAAAATTTGTTTTTGTTGTTGGGTTGGTTAGGAACAAATAATCTATAAAGAGGCTAGTACTAAGTGAAGGAGCCTAAGGAAGCAACTGGCCGGTCACTTCCCTTGGGGTTCACTGTTCACAGGTTGTCTTTAACAGTTTTAATTTGTTTTACTCAAGTTGAAGTAGGGAGGCCTTGGTAGCGGCTACTTAGGATGATACAGATAGATCGTACTTGAAGCGACCATCGCGAATGGCCTCACGAATCTTTTCCTCGTGTCGTTCGTACTCGTTCTGTGACATCTTGTTTACTTGAGACTCGGTGTAGATCGCATCGGATCCACCAGTTGGGGCTTCACTTGTGGAACGGCGAGAGCCAGAGGCATTCTCAATTTCACGTTCCTTTTCGCGCTTCCCCTTATTGTTACGAGCCTTATACAGGTCTACAGCATCAATAGCAGACTGTGCATCGGTCTCGTTTTCCCAGAGGGCATCCTGTACCCAATTAGCCTGTGATTCAATCCACTTCTGGAAATCATCATCTTCTACAAGCTTATCAAAGTCAGGATGTACCTTCTTGATTTCTCGATAGGCCTTTTCCTTTTCGCGTTCCAGCTTGGAGTTTGCAATCTCCTCTTCTAGCTGCTTAACACGATCGAAACGGCCCTCTAGCATACCATTACCTTCAATGATACGCTTCTGGACTAGAGTATCTACCATCTTACTTACAACGGGATACTTTGTAATCCATTCATTAAACTCACGTTCATCAGCCGGGAACTTCATGTTCGCCTTGTTCGACTGCTCAACCTGAGATTCTAGTTCCTTGATCTTGTTCTTTAGTTCGTCTTCCTTCTTAGAGCTATGTCGCCTAAGATCACCGTGACGCTTCTTCCAACTCTTTTCTTCTGAATTAAGTTCTTCTTCGGGATTTGCACCCGCATCGGGCTGCCGCCCTGGATCACCACCTTCCGGATTACGTTCTTTTAGAAGTTCATCTAGACCTTCATTAGGGTCACGGGAATTACGATATCGACTCATAAATATTTCCTTGTTCGGGGCCACGTCTTGTGGGAGGCCGATGGTTAAACACCAGATTTCTTCTCTCCCTTGTCCTTGCTCTTTTCGCTAGCAACAGACTTATCAACAGAGGAAGACGACTTAGAGGATGATTTAGTGTTGTCATCCTTTGACCTAGTAGACATAGATTTAGAATTTGAAGTATTGAGTCCACTAGATTTAGAACCAAGACCCTTGCCACTCGAAGACTTGGATGAAACGTTGTCATCTTTAGTGCGAGTCGACATTGACTTGGAATTAGCAAATCCTTTACCACCAGACTTGCTATCGGTTGAGGAGGTGGGGGAACTCTTGGTTCTGCTCCCTAGGCCCACACTTGTACGCCTGTCTCCTGAAATTTGTTTATCTTTGTTTTCTACGTTACGACCAGCCTGAGAAGAAAGAGAACGAGAAGTGAAAGTGTCATCAGCTTGTTTTCTAGCTTCCTTCGTTTTGGCTTCTGTAGAGGTGTATTCTCCTGTAATCTTTCCAATTCGATGGCCAGCTTCAGTAATCGTATCCGTTAGATTACCAGCCCAAGCGGGATTAGCAATATCTGGATTATAGTAGTGAGTGGCATCGGGCACATCAGGAACGTTCTTACCATCATAGAAATCTCGAATGGACTGCTTTAGGTTCTGCCCAAACTCTTGATAGTTCTTGTTAGTTACGGCTCGATTTTCAGGAGAAAGTGAATTATACTGAGTTCCTGTGAACGTTGCTTTAGGCCCAACAGACTCAATACGATTATTGATAGTAGATGCAAGATTAGCCACAGCTTTAGGGTTATTCATTGCACTAGGGTCTAACTCGCCAGCTAGCGTATAGGCCATAGCATCAATCTGTGCTTCACTGGGACGCTTCCCATAGCCAGAAGTTGCAACTTGGCCGATACTCATAGATCCGAAATTAGGACGACTCTGAAAGGCTGGATCCTGTTCAATTGCGTCAAGACTAGGTGCAGAGCTTACTTTAGAAGTATCTGATACAACAGAACTACGCAGTAGGTGTAGGACCAATACGAGGACCAACGTTACCGTTCACACCAGCGCCGTGCATAGCTCTTAGAG